GTGCTCACGGAAGTTGACAACAGATTTTTGATCCGCTAAACGACCAGATAGTCTGTTCGCAAATCTTAATTGATCTAGTTGTACAACGATGTCGAATGCTCTTAGTGCTTCTTCATTACCTTCGAGAGTGTTATCACCAACGATACCATCACCAGTCATGTCAGCTAAAAGTGTTAATACAGCTCTAGCTCCTTTTTCTGATTGAGTAAGTTCATTTATTCTCTGAACCATAGCGTTGGGTCCACTACCCGCGAATTGGTTAATGAAGGACATGTTTCGAGCGACTCTCCAAAAATCACGAGACCAGATAGTAAGCTGTTCACTGGTCAACGCGCTGAAATTTGTATTAGCCATTAGGCCCTCCAAATAAAAATTAATAAAATAACCAATCGCTATTTGGGGCGATATCCCGTATACCCTTTATCGTTGGGATACGATACCGTAGGTTTAACGAGCACGACCTCGAACAGTTAACGTCGTTGTAGACGAAAAAACGATTTTTATACTGAACGACCAGTTATTGGATATCGTTCCAACGGACGAATTCTTTAATACTATACTACTATTTAATCGAAATCACCACGCATTCTGCGTAAAGTTTCTTCCGGTAGTGCACCAAATTCATCATCAGACAGCACATTTATATCTACTATTTTTTTATTTTTAGCAGATTCACCTTTCATCTCAGGTGGTTGAGCTTGTGAAGCTTCTACTTTTTTCTTTACAGTAGCTTTTGCTTTCTTCTCTTGTACTGCTTGACTAAGCTTAGGTGCTGGATCTGACGCTTCAGTACCATCACCTTGTAATAACTCAGGTTTTTTACTTAAAAGTGTTACTTCAGTAGCTTTTGCTAATGAATCAGCAGCTCCATACCCTTGATATATAAAAGCATCACGTAGTTCCATGACTTCGTTAGTCAATTTTTCATCATATGACTTACTTTTTTCATCAAAAATAGGAAAAACTTCCATTATTTCAGTAGCTTTTTGATTTAACTCATGTAGTTCACGATCTTGTTGTACAGTTTGACCCATTTTGCCTTGCATTTCAGACATAATTTGCTCTCTTTCAGCAGTTCTTATCTCATTTCTTAACAATGCAGCTTTTTCGGTCTCTCCGTCTAACACTAAGTCCTGATACTCCTTCTCTTTTGTAACAAAGTCATATTCTGGTAGCTTTTCTGCTTCAGGAGTTTCTTTACCTTCCATATCTTGAAGCTTTTTTTGCATTTCTTTGTTCTTTGCAAGCACTTCATCAAGACGTGATTTAGGCACCATGGGTGCTTTTGGTTCTTGTACTTCTTCTACCTCTTCTACTTCAGGTTCATTCGATCCTTCCTCCACTGCTTCCACAGGTTGCTCATCATCTCCTTGAACGCTCTCTGGTTCTGTCTCTTCTGACTCACTTTCTGTTTCTTCTGTAGCAGGTTCTTCGACTTGCTCCTCTGCAACTTCTTCTGTTGTTTCCTCTGCAACAGGTTCTTCTTCTGTTGTTTCTTCTGTTTCTGTTTCTTCAACGTTCTCCTCCTTGGGTTCGTCTTCAAAGTTCATATCTACTTGAAAAGGTTGTACATCCTCTTCAGTTTTTGCATCAGCACCGGGCATCCCGTCAAATACTAATTCGTCTTTATTATCAGCCATTATGAGCCTCCTCTGTTTTTCATAGCTTCAACAGCAACCTTAGAGGCTGCTTGGGTTTCAGTTTGACCTTTCCTCATGTCATTAGTTATCGACGATAGCTGTTGACGTAAAGCAAGTTCCTCTTGTTTCATTTGCATCTTAGCTTGCAACTCAGCCACTTTAAGTTGTGGGTCGGCAGCAGACTCTTGAGCTTTTGCCATATTGAGTTGAGATAAGGACTGCAAATTCTGTACTTCGGCTTCCATCTTAGCAATTTCAAGCTGTATTTTTTTGATTTCAGCTTCTGCTTGGAATTGCTGTATTTGAGCCTGTTCTTCACTAGGTGGTTCCATGCCCTGCATTATACGTATGCGTCTAGCGATTTCACCCTTCTTAGCCATGTGTGAGTAATCAACAATTAGGTCATCTGGTATTGGCACACCAACTTGTCTTAATTGTATTGCCTCAGCAAACTGAACCTCATCAAAGTTATCTCTAGTTGGCATAGTACCAACAACAACTTTATATTCACCTAAAGTTAAATCATTAATAATATCTCCCTCAGGAGTAACTTGATTTACCACAATAGGCATCTCAGGTTTCATTGGGTCACTTTCATCAGTGATTTGAATTAATCTTTCTTCGGTGTAGTACTGCTGTACCACACGTAAAATATGTTCTGCTAAATATTGTCTAGTTTTCTGTAAATTATCTAATGGTACTTGAATCATTAGAACACCACGGTTTTGCTTAGCTTGTATAGCAATACCTGATACTTCTGGGGAATCTGTGCCTAGCATAGAGTCGCTAACACCACTAATTGTTTTTATATTAACTGCGGCTTTTTGACCTAATCTATCTAGGCCGGTGGGAATCTGATTTGGTGGTATCTTCGCAGGGGGGGAGGATCCGCGATTGTACTCTAATACTAAACCAGTTTCCGCACCGTGTTCTTCTAAATCATCAGCGGTCATACCATTTAATGACCCTGTTTCTACAATCCAACCACTGTTAGCTGTAGTATTTACTATGTGAAGTTCTTGTGAACTTATCTTGTTTAATTGTTCTTGTGGAGATATTAAGTTTCTTACCATACCAAATGGTCTACCTCTTCTCCAATAAGGAAAGTATGGAACAATTGTAAAACACTCATAAGGAGACCAGTCATCGTGTAAAACAACTTTATCTGCTGTCACAGTCCAACGTACTTTACGGTCTAGTCTAGTAAGTATCTCTAAACCATACTCATCTGCAAATTTCTTTTTCTTTCTTTCACCCCAGTTACCGGGTACTTGTCGCATATCACCAGTAACAGCATCAACATAATAACTACATTCTTTGAGTTGGTAATACTGTCTTTCAATAACACGTACAGAACGGAGTTGTCTGTTCTCTTCTGGATTAGTTGTACCACCTTGGTTGTACTCTACACCAGTATAAGTATCACCATATCTTGTTTCTTCATACTCTACAGAATCTTGACCCATAGTATTGCCATACTCTGCAGCTACTCTTAGTCTGTCAGCTTTATCAGTACCATATTGTTCTTCGATCTCGTCTAAACTCATCCACTTGGTTTCAAATATCTCGTTCCAAGTTTTGGGATCATACTCCTTGGCGTCAGGGTCAATCAGAATATCTAACGGATCCTTGGTACTTATACGCACTTCTCCCTGGATATGATCCGTAAAATCTATTCTTACATCAAAGTAGCCTCGGTCTTGAATAAGACCATCAGCAAAAACTGTAGACTCTAGCCAATCTAATTTATTAGTGTCAGCTATGTGTAAATATAATTTATTAAGTACATCAGCGACTTCCTGAGTACCATTACCTTTTGGTTTAAAATTAACATCTGCTCTTCGAGTGCTTTGTTCACCAAGCACGGTATTGATTGTTGGTAATATAGTATTAATGGTAAGAGCTGGACGCCCTTCGTCATCTAGTGTTGCAACATCAGCTGGATCCCATTGGTTACCACGATAGAAAGCATCACATTTTTTTGCGGTTTCTATATATTCTAAGTGACCATTGTCACGCGCACGTTCGTAACGCTCAAACTGATTAGTTGCTATAGAATGCTCTTCTTCTGTACTTAACTTTTTCTTCTTCTTGCTGTAATTCATTAAGAACTCATAGCTGATTTACGTTTATCACTCTTGACTAGATATTTAAGCTTGTCTCGCCAAGACGGTTCATGTTCTATCTTCTCTACAAAAGTAGCGAATTCTGTCATCATTAATCCTATCCATGCTAACGCATCCACTTGGTCATCATGTACCCCGTTTGGAAAACGCAAAAGTTCCGCAATCAGCGGACCAACCCATACCGGATCTTTCGGAAAGTATACCATGCCTTGCTGCATTCTACCTTGTATTGCTCTAGCTCTCGCTTCCTTGTCTCGTCTACCTACTTTTAAATCTTTAAAGTAAGCTTCATTAAGTCCACGTTCTCGAACACGTTTTTGTAGAAACGGACCTAAGGCCATCTCTATGTGACCCTTCTCAATACCGACAACATGTGGTCGCCATGTCTCGAAAAGATCCAGTATTTGTTCAACAAGTTCAAAACCGTCGTACTTCCCTCTTATGCAATCTACTACGTATAAATTATCGTATTCATCAACGCCAACAACTATTCCTACGGAGTAGTCATTACGTTCTCTTTGACCAATCGCCAAATCCCATGCGCAATAGAAGCGTAACCTGTCAAAGTCTACTTCATTTTCGTCGTAATACCTAATCATTTCTCGATTAAAGTACTCACCTTCGTCCGATACTGGGTTCTGTTGATACAGCGCCGACCAGT